TTCCTGAAGTTCCACTTGAACCATCTGTTCCTGAAGTTCCATCTATTCCTGAAGTTCCACTTGAACCATCTGTTCCTGAAGTTCCATCTATTCCACTAGTTCCACTAGTTCCACTTGAACCATCTGTTCCTGAAGTTCCATCTATTCCCGAAGTTCCTGAAGAACCATCTAATCCTGAAGTTCCACTAGAACCATCTATTCCCGATGTTCCACTAGATCCATCTAATCCTGAAGTTCCTGAAGTTCCATCTATTCCAGAAGTTCCTGATGTTCCATCTATTCCAGAAGTTCCTGAAGAACCATCTATTCCTGAAGTTCCACTAGAACCATCTATTCCCGAAGTTCCACTTGAGCCATCTATTCCGGATGTTCCGGATGTTCCGGATGTTCCACTAGAACCATCTAATCCTGAAGTTCCACTAGAACCATCTAATCCTGAAGTTCCTGAAGAACCATCTAATCCCGAAGTTCCTGAAGAACCATCTATTCCTGAAGTTCCACTAGATCCGCTTGAACCACTTATTCCCGAAGTTCCTGAAGAACCACTTATTCCCGAAGTTCCTGAAGAACCATCTATTCCGCTTAAGCCTGAAGTTCCACTAGAACCGTCTATTCCTGAAGTTCCACTAGAACCGTCTATTCCTGAAGTTCCTGAAGTTCCACTAGAACCATCTATTCCTGAAGTTCCACTAGAACCATCTATTCCTGAAGTTCCGCTAGAACCATCTGTTCCACTTAAGCCTGAAGTTCCACTAGAACCATCTGTTCCACTTAAGCCTGAAGTTCCACTAGAACCATCTGTTCCACTTAAGCCTGAAGTTCCTGAAGAACCATCTATTCCTGAAGTTCCACTAGTCCCAGAAGAACCTGAGGTACCACTTGAACCTGATGTTCCTGCTCCTCCTAATACTGATACAGTAACAAAGTTATTTGAAGATGTAACTGAACTAATACCGGATCCCGTAAAATTAATACCGGTAGCTCCTGTAGCCACTTGTCCGGTTGGTCCGTATATTGCTATAGCAGATCCACCAGATCCACCTGGTATTGTAACTGTTACTTTTTCAAATTCTGCACCATCACCAGCTACTGTAACACCAGCACCAGTAAATCCAACATACCAAGCTCCATTAAATTGTTGTCCTGTAGGACCTACAATTACTGGAACATAATCTGAGATGTTCTGTGCATCTAAATTGGTTTGAGCTATATCAGATCCTGCAGGAAGACTAGGATAAACTTGTGAAGACACGTTCCATCCATAAGCTCTGTTAGATGTTTGTTGACTTATAGCATTTTGTATAGCATCTGTAGGTATTCTATTAAAAGCTGAATATGGGGCTTCCTCATCAAATTGTACATAGAAAGAAAGTGTAGCACCATCTCCAACAACATCAGAAATATATTTAATTCTCCAAAGATTAAATACGCCTGATAAAAAATAACTAGTGCTAGCATCAGTAGCTAGATTAACTATCTGAAATCCCTCTGTTATATCTGTATTGTCATAAGCTCCGTTTACATCCAAATATGTAGATCCAGGACAGTAGTAAAGCCCATCAGAGAATACTATAGTTAAAGTAGTTCCGGTAGCTGTACCTGTTGCATTATTGCTTAATATTGCAGTGTTCGCTCCATAATTTACACTTAATATAGTTGTACCAGGTGGAAAATTACTATTAGATACTTCTAATCCAGGATAGAGCAGATTCGTATCAGTTATACCGCTAATATTAGCATTACCTGAAGCTACGTCTGCTGTGGGGTTAACTGCAATGTATTGAGAAAACCCCGGTATGGTAATTTGTCCGGTTATTAAATTAGGTCTAGCCACAGATTAATTTCTTTATATTTATTTGTCTTATTGTATATATTCTTCTTCTTTTAATTAGAAATCTAATCTTACGAGATTACTTAATGATGGATTCATTGCTGCAAAGTTAAATACATGAAAGTTAGATGATGTATTTAAAGTTAATGTAGCCGCCTGCGTTGCACCTGTTGATATTGTCCTAACTAAAAATACAGGATAAAATTGATTTTGAGCAGTACTATTCGCTCCACAACCATTTGTTGCACCAATAGGAGTAGTTACTGCTAATGTTTGCCCAGATCTAGCTCCTGTTGCATATAATACAGACAATAATTGGCAATCAGCACTTGCGGGTGCTGTTATAGTCAGTGCTGCTGCTGTAGGTGTTCCCACTGTAAATCCTAGAGAATAAGCTGCTTCTTTACCTGAAAGTGCCCCACTGTCCACAGTATTTACTGTGAAGGTGTTTGCATTTACTACACTAATAGTACCATTGAAATTATCAGCATTTGCGTTTCTCACAATGATCATATTACCATCAGATCTTCCGTGCGAGTTATGTGTGATTGTTAGAGTTGTTCCAGATCTAGACCAATCAAGTCCAATGTTAACGCTTGAACTTGAGGCTATCCAGCATTCTATATCCGAATTAAGATATGTTCTGTATCTAGAAACTGAATTATAAAGAATAGCTGTTCCTACTCCTGATGTACCACTTGAGCCACTAGATCCTGATGTTCCACTAGATCCTGAAGATCCTGAAGATCCTGAGCTACCCGAAGATCCTGATGTTCCACTAGATCCTGATGTTCCACTAGATCCTGATGTTCCTGAAGATCCACTATATCCTGATGTTCCACTAGATCCTGATGTGCCACTTGAACCATCTATTCCTGAAGTTCCTGAGCTTCCACTATATCCTGAAGTTCCACTAGATCCACTTGTTCCACTAGATCCTGATCCACTTGTTCCACTAGATCCTGAGCTTCCACTAGATCCTGATGTTCCACTAGATCCATCTATTCCTGATGTTCCGCTTGAACCTGATGTTCCTGAAGAACCATCTATTCCCGAAGTTCCCGAGCTACCACTATATCCTGAAGTTCCACTAGATCCAGAGCTTCCACTAGATCCTGATGTTCCACTAGATCCATCTATTCCCGATGTTCCACTTGAACCTGATGTTCCGCTTGAACCTGAAGTTCCTGAAGAACCATCTATTCCCGAAGTTCCCGAGCTACCACTATATCCTGAAGTTCCACTAGATCCTGAGCTTCCACTAGATCCTGATGTTCCACTAGATCCTGATGTTCCACTAGATCCATCTATTCCTGATGTTCCACTTGAACCATCTATCCCTGAAGTTCCTGAAGAACCATCTATTCCCGAAGTTCCTGAGCTACCACTATATCCTGAAGTTCCACTAGATCCTGAAGTTCCACTAGATCCTGAAGTTCCACTAGATCCTGATGTTACACTAGATCCATCTATTCCTGATGTTCCACTTGAACCATCTATCCCTGAAGTTCCTGAAGAACCATCTATTCCCGAAGTTCCCGAGCTACCACTAGATCCTGAAGTTCCACTGGATCCCGAGCTTCCACTAGATCCTGATGTTCCGCTAGATCCTGATACTCCATCTACTCCTGATAAACCACTAGTTCCACTTGAACCATTTATTCCTGAGGTTCCACTTGAACCATCTATTCCAGAAGTTCCACTAGATCCTGAGCTACCACTAGATCCTGAGCTACCACTAGATCCTGATGTTCCACTAGATCCTGATGTTCCACTAGATCCACTTGTTCCACTAGATCCACTTGTTCCACTTGAACCATCTATTCCAGAAGTTCCACTTGATCCATCTATTCCAGAAGTTCCACTAGATCCTGAACTACCGCTAGATCCTGATGATCCACTAGTTCCACTTGTTATACCAGGAGCGGATGTACCCGATGTTCCATCTATTCCTGATGTGCCACTAGATCCTGATGTGCCACCTATTCCTGATGTTCCACTAGATCCTGAACTACCATCTATTCCTGTTATACCGCTTGTTCCACTAGATCCTGATGTTCCGTCTATTCCTGATGTTCCACTAGATCCTGATGTTCCGTCTATTCCTGATGTACCACTAGATCCTGATGTACCACCTATTCCTGATGTTCCACTAGATCCTGATGTGCCGTCTATTCCTGATGTACCACTAGATCCGCTTGTTATACCTGGAGTGGATGTTCCTGATGTTCCACTAGTTCCTGATCCTGATGTACCGCTAGAACCAGAACTTCCGTCTGTTCCACTTATTCCACTAGTTCCACTAGTTCCTCCTATTCCTGATGTTCCTGATGAACCACTTATTCCTGATGTGCCGCTAGTTCCATCTGTTCCTTGATTTCCTTCTAAAGAAAACATACTAAATCCTGTGTCACCATCGGTGATATCTACAATACCTGATCCTCCTCCTTGGTATACTACCTTTACCCAATACTGATCACCAACAGCTGCATTCAAAATACCAGTAATAGTAATTATATCAGATGGTATTACACCAGATGCAACATCTTCTAATGTTGTAAATCCTTTAAAATTTGTTATCTCTACTGGTGTTGTTGTATCCTTCCATAAGCTACTAGATAAAAAACTATAAGATCCCGAAGACGCATGTTCCAATCCAACTTTGTATGATATAAAATATGTTCCGGCTTTTAAAACCTCAACATATACACCAGTTGTCGAAGAGATTGTAAAAGTCCCTACTGTAAAATATGAACTATCAATAAGATTTGTGGTGTCAAAATTTATAGGCTTAAATCCACCTTGTGATATTTGTTGTGATGTGCTAAGTTTAGATAAATCTACATATCCCATAGGTGTAGGCGTTCCTACTGCTCCTGTTGCTCCGGTAGCTCCCGTTTCACCAGTTCCCGTAGCTCCAGTAGCTCCAGTATCTCCAGTAGCTCCAGTAGCTCCTGTTTCCCCTGTTGCTCCTGTTGCTCCAGTATCGCCAGTAACACCTTTAATATTAGATTGTAATTGCCAAATTCCCCCTATTTTTTCGTATACATCTCCAGTAACACCGTCTAAGTATAAGTCTCCTTCGCTTCCTGTTCCTATAGAAGGAGCACCAGATCCTGTGTACCAATTAGTTCCAGTAGCTCCAGTAGCTCCAGTAGGTCCGGTAGAACCTGTAGATCCAGTGGCACCATTACTTCCTGCTGTTCCCGTAGATCCAGTAGGTCCAGAAGGTCCAGAAGGTCCGGTAGCACCAGTAACACCAGGAGCTCCTGCGGATCCTTTTGCTCCATTAGGACCAGTAGGTCCTGTATCACCTGTTGGTCCGGTTGTTCCGGTTGTTCCTGTAGCTCCTGTTCCAGTAGCTCCAGTAGCTCCTGTGATTCCTGCACCAGTTGCCCCGGTAGCACCGGTAGCACCTGTTGTTCCTGTAGCTCCTGTTCCTGTAGCTCCTGTAGGTCCAGCTCCTGATCCTGTAGGTCCTGTAGGTCCTTGTGATCCTATTATAGAAACCCAAGCTCCTGTTCCATTAACACCGCCTGACATAGTTCCAGATGTCACACTGACAGGTACACTTCCTGATATTGTTATAGTGTCTCCGTTTGCTGTTGCACCTAATCCAGGTAATGCTAGGATTGTAACTGTATTTAGATTTGATTCTGCTAAACAAGGACCAGTGGCGTTAGTAAGTATAGCATTTACTAAATTTTCTGATGTTAAAACATTATCATTATTCCATTGAACTTGTCCTGCTGTTGCTCCATTATATAAAACTGCTATATCCTGTCCATTTGCACCAGAACCCACAGTAAATGAGAATGACGATAATACCTCTCCATAATTTAAATAAACCTCATAGTCATCTCCAATAAACCTTACCTGTCCGGGTTCTCCAGGTTTAATTGTTTCGTCTATATAAGTTCGGTCTAGGATTAATTTTAATCTTCCTCCATTGTTACTGTCACCTACTATTAAGTTTCCTCCAATAAAGGCATTAGCAGTTGTAATTAATCCGTTTACTAATATTTCTCCATTGCTTCCATTTAATTGAATAGAAGAATTACCATTGATAGGCAATCTTATGGTGTCTGCTTTTATTGCACCAGTATTAATTTTACCAGTAGGGAAATTTAATGTCTTATTCTGTATTGAAATACCAAATGCTGAATTTATAAGAAGTAATCCCTCTTGTAATTGTGCAAAATTGGCATTAGTGATAGAATTATTGACTCCTATGGTATTAGAAGCCAGGAGTTGTTTTATCGTTATTTGATTAAGTTCCTTCATCCCGGACTATTTTGTTTATGATATATATCCTAACGAATAATATCAATCTTATCTCAGGAGACTTTCTACTTCTTTATAGTATTCTTTGAATTTACTAGGAAAAAACTCAATCAGTTCTTTTATCTCTCTATTAGAGATTTCGTTCTTCTCTTTTATAAAATCTATGATCTCTTCCTTGTATTTATTTTCTAATTTCTCTTTCTCTTTCTTAAGAGTCTTTGTCCAAATCCAAGATGGAGTACTTTTATGCTTGTGTGTGATAAAAACCTTCCAGAAGTCAACAACCTTTGAGGGATTTATTTTTATATGATTGAAAGAATTAGCTTGTAAAGGATATGCAATAGAACATATCCTGTTTATCATAAATAAATTTCTAGCTTTATCTCTATCTGGAATTTTATCCCAGTTCTTAGAATGAAAAGCTTTAATTATATCGAAAGGATTATTCATATCACTTAAATAAATCAAAAGGATCAAATCCTCTAGGTGGTGTTGACTCTCTAGCCCATGGTGAATTGTCAATCATTTCTTTTTTGTCAATCTTAACTTCGAATTTTTCTTTTGCATCTAATTCTTGAACATGAGATCTAAGTCCTTCCACTATATTATGTGGTAATGATTTACTATTTAGCCAAACTAATCTGGCATTCTCTTCGTAGAATTTTTTAAATTGATCTCTGTTTTCTTTATTATCGGTCTGTGATATTAGTCTTAAAGATAATCCTGCGATCCAACCAAGAAAATCTTCGTTATCCCAAATTTCTTCTAGACTGAATTTGGACCATTCAGTTTCCACATAAAGATCCCAAATCTTCTGTGCTTTACCTTCTGCAATATTTGAATTCTTACCGTTTTTTGTTTTGTAAGGAAAAACACCAGGAACATCATCTTTTTTATCTCCCATAAGGATTTTTTTAAAGACGTATTCTTTAATATCTATTTTTTCAACAATACAAGAAGAGATTAGCTTATCTAATTTATCATCATTAGATCCAGAAGCTGGTGTGACATCAAATATAGTGGGTTCTTCAACTTGATTAATAGACCAATCTTGTGATACCACTAACTTATTATTTTTTGAATTGGTATTCCATATACCAGTCCATCTTTTTCCGTTATATTCTACAAGCTGGTGCATATCCTTATCTCCACTTATTACTATAACGCAATCTTCTGAATCTTTTAAATAATCACACCAAGCCCAAATTAAATCGTCGCCTTCCGCACCTCTATAAGAGCTATAAATAAATCCACTCTCTTCTAAATATTCGGAAAATTCGTCCATGAGTTTAAAGAAAGATCCCCAGTCAACTCCTTCGCCTTTTATTCTACTCTCTTTATATACACTTCGTGTTATTTTATAATCTTTTCTCCAAGATCTAGAGTCTTTACAAAACACTATACGATTTATATTAGGTATTTGATTTAATGAGTAGCATAAATCTGTTATCACCTTTCTTATAAACATATTTCTTTCTGCCTCAGAAGATAAAACGTCTCCTGGATTTTTGCTACCAAATCCAGAAAAAACCCCGAACGTCTTGTGAAATATGTAGTTTCCGTCTATTAGTATCGTTACCATATTTTAAAAATCTTCATTTGTTATCATTATATCATAGTCTGAAAATTTAAAAAAATCCTTCTGGTCTGCAATTAATCTTCTTTCGACATCATCTGCATCATTTCTTTCTTTTAATCTTTTGACTCTTGTATCCTCTGGAGGATTTAAATAAATAACAAAAGAATCAGCTCTAAAATTCTCAGGTAAGCTTTTAAGTCCTGCAGGGCTTAAAATAAAAAGATTTTTTATTAAAAACTCCCCTTTAGAAATTCCATATTTCCATTCATTAAATTCTTGTAGTTCTAAAAATATGTCTCTATTAGATTCAAAAAAATCAACATCTCTATAATAATAGTCAATTCCTTCTTTCTCTCCTTCCCTTGGAGGTCTGCTAGTAAAAGATACACCATAATCAAATCCTCTTTCAACCATTTTTTTTCTTAGAAAATCTTTTCCTGATCCTCCTGGTCCTACTATTATAATTTTACCTTTCATATTTCATATTTTGTATAGTATACTAAGCATTATCATTATATTTCTTAATTAATGCATAGTTTACTGGTCATTTTTAGACTATTTTGCTGGTCATTTTTAGACTATTTTGTATAGTATACTACTCGCTAAGTGAGAAAATCTAAGGTAACGAGTAGTATACTGATCATTTGTTCATTGTCCCTTGCAAACTGAATACTAATGCTAATAGACTTGTAATAGGGTCTATGACTTGACTTCTTTCTGCCTGGTGCTTAGCACTAAGAATTATTATATTAGGAATAAGTCCTAATTTACTAGGATGTTTCTCTGTCAGCCAATTTATAAATTCTGAATCTAACGAAGACATAGCTTCATCAACCTTTCCTGAATAATGTCCAATAATGTATTGATAATTCTTTAAAGGATCTGGCGAACTCATTATAAGATTAAAAAGATCCTCGTGATCAAATAGAGCCTCATTAATTTTCTGTTCTGTAAGATCTGTCACTCCATCAATATTCCATCTTTGAATTGTATTCAAAGCTGATCTCATATCCGGAAAATATTTTTTAGTAAATAACTTTAATGTTCTGTCATTGTGTGCTATTTCCATAGCTGAAAGAATTTTAGAAATTCTTTCTTGCCACTGTGTCTGTATTTCAGCCTCTTCTTCTTTAGATACTGGATCAAAATCATAAACTTCAAATCTTGATTTTATAGCATCTGGTATTTTACTTATATAATTACACGTAGCAACAAATCTTGTTGTCTTAGCATATTTCTCAATTGTACCTCTTAAAGCTTTATAGAACTGATCTGATGCACCGTCAAACTCATCTAGTACTACTATCTTTATTCGATTCTCTCCGTCAAGGATAGAAACAGTAGAACAGAAATCATGTACCTTAGTTCTTATTGTTTCAACTGAGCTCTCATCAGATACGTTTATAAAAATATAGGGATGATTCCTTATCAGAATTTTAGCCATACTAGTTTTACCAGATCCTGGTGATCCAGCTAATAAAACATTTTGTTGAAGTCCGTTTTCGAATGATCCTTTAATCCTTTCTGGAAGGATCATATGTTTTAATTCTTTTGGCCTTAATTTTTCCGTTAATAATTCTTGTATCATTTATTTACATTTTTCTTTTAAATCGTCTGCTTGGTCTTTATCATGTCTAATCTCTACAAATCTAGGTAAAAATAACGACCAGTTGTTGTTCTTGTCATTAATTATAACATTATATAAAACCGAGCACACTTTGTTTATGTGCGAATCGGGATCTTTACTTAATTCTTTTAAATCTAAATCTGTAAATCCCGATCCAACTTTTACTTTAAGTGTTCCTGACAAATCTTTACAAAAGAATCCACCAATAAAACCCTCTCTTTTTCCTTCTCCTGGATACCAGCCAGTGATTACTAAATCACATTCATTTACTTCTTTTAATTTAATCCAATTTTTAGATCTTTTACATTCGTATACATGTTCTGGATTTTTAAGAATAACACCCTCCCCACCATTATATACGATCTTCTTATAGTAAGCGTATATGTCTTCTTTTTCTGTAGTCAAGAAAGAATCTGCAAGTGTTAGTGAAGTGGTCTTATATGTACTAAAAACTCCCTCTAACGTAGACCTTCTGATACTAAAAGGAATGATACCTTTACCCGTCTTAAGAGTATCTGCATATTCTAAATCAAATACATTATAGATTAGATCATCACCTATAGCATTCATGGGCTTACCCTTTAACATTTGTGTGACTTTGCCAGATACACTTTTTCTATTCAGATCTGTTAGCTCGCCATCAAAAAACCAATCACCAGGTAATCCTGAATTTTTAATTAAGGACAAACATTCATTTCCGATTTTTTCTAAATACTGATTTGGAATTTCATTAAATGCTCTAGTGTAGAATTTAACCTCATTGCCAGAAACAAAAGCTATCACTCGTACGCCGTCGTATTTTTCCTCACAAATAATATGACTCCATTTTTTTATTTCGTCTTCATCATCTTGAGCTAACATTAGACTTGGATCTGGTATAATTTCTTTACCAAAAGATTTATTGATGAGCTTAGCTCCTATACCAATATTAAGTCTTTTGGTTAGAACTTTACATAATACTTTTCTTTCCTCTACAGAAAGAGGAAAACAATTAACTAATTCAAAAGCTTCTTCTCTAAACTTATCATTTGCTGCAGGTGCTATAAAAAGTCTTTCTGTTAGATCTTTAAATCTTTCAAATATGTCTTGGTCAGCAGAAACTAGATATGGACTTTCTTCCAAAACCTCTAGTTTATGTAATTTGGTAGTTAAAAATGGGTCTAACGCAACCTTAAGAAGATATTCTAATTCTTTCGAATAGTTATTTTTAATTAAATCTTGCTTGATTTTTTGAGAACCGTTTCCTGACAAACATTCAATTTCTAATAAAATTTTAAGCTCTTTTTGCATCCGATATATTTTAAACAAATGTAGAAATACCTACTAAATAATAAAAATGATTTCTATTATTATACTTGTTATAAAATACTAAGTTTCTTAAATAGATGCTTCTTCTTCTTCTGCTCCAGTTTCACCTTCTGCTCCCGTTGCTCCTTCTGCTGCTCCAGTTGCTCCTTCTGCTGCTCCAGTTGCTCCTGCTTTTACTTCCTCCTCTGCTTTTTTAACATAAAATTTGTTCATCTTAATATCATCATTAGATAAATCTAACCATCTTTCTATTAAGTAATCCTGATTGAAATATTGAACTTCTTCTTCATTTATTGTTTCTTTTACCTCTCCTAAAGCAGTTACAAAATCTACTTTTTTAATTAGTTGTTCAATCTCTCTAGATTCACCAAACATGTTATCGCTTTCAAACTTAACACCTATTTGACTTCTAAATTCTGCATCGTCTTTAAGATGTGGAAATTCTAAACACATTTGGATCCATAATGGCTTAACCATAATTTCCTGAAAGATAGATCTTAGTCTTGTTATAAATTTAGAAAATCTAACTTCATCCCTTTCTGCACCATCTGCACCAGATTTAAATGTATTGCTACTACTAACACCGAATCTAGAAGAGAATCTATTGTATGGAATTTTTGAATCCTGTCTTAATTTATTATAGAAATAAACCACAGAATCCATTACGTTCAGATTTGGTCCTTGTCCGTTAATTGTTTCCACTTTTACTGATTCGCCACCACTTTGTGGAAAAAGATAATTTTTATAAAATTGTAAATCGGGTCTTCCATTTATAGATAATTCACCTGATGTGGTATCGAGTTTAATATCCTCTTTGTAAACTGACATAAGTTCTCCTAAAGTCTCTTTAGCTTTTTGTGGAGCTTTACTTCCGATAGGAACTGTCATTTTAATTCTGTACTGGGCATTCATTACGTTCCAGATAATCCTTGAATGCTCCATAATCTTAAGCAAATTGAAAGATCTAATTAATCTTTCCGTATAAGATATTCTTGAAACTGAATTAGCTTTAGAGTAAGAGATATAAATCACCTGTGCATCTAATAATCTTCTTTGTCTAGTAGTTTCACCATAGTACTGCCACCAGATAGTTTCTCTTGTGCCATCAGGTTTTTTTTCTATAGCTGGTGTAAGACTTATAGCATCTAATTCTTTAAATCCCACAATTTCTTTTCCGTCACTAGAATAAATGATTTCAAATGCCAAAAATCCCTCAACAATTAATTGTCTAAAATATTGCCATCCCGTTATACCGTTGCAAAAATTATGAAGGACATAAAGTTTTCTGAAATTGCCTCTTAAGGATTTTAATACGTCATCCTTTAATTCCATATTAATGGTTGCAGGATGACAGAAGAAGTTCTTCTCATCGTAAACTATACCTTCATCACAAATAGTGTCTAAGATGTATTCTATTTCAGCATTAAGTGCAAATGTTCTAAGAAAATCTCTTTTGAATGGATAATCTTTATCAAAGTATGCTATGTATTTTTTATTTGTGGTATCCTGTGCAGCTATACTATAAATAAAATCTTCGTCATCTCCAGAGAATCCAAATCTTTCTCTCATATTAGCTTCTGAAATACCTATAGCCATAGAATCCTCTATTACCATATCTTTATATTCCATACCAAAAGATCCTAAACCACTAATTGATTTTAATATCCTTGAGATATTAGGATTAAACTTTCCAATATTATCTAGAAATCCTGCCATATTTTTTTATAGTGTAAATTCTTCTCCTCCTTCTTCTTCTTCAGCTGGTGCTTCACCTGTTGCTCCTTCAGCTGGTGCTTCGTCTTCAGTTGGTGTTCCGCCTGTTGCTCCTGCAGCTTCTTTTTTCTTATCAGCAGCTTCTTCTTTAGCTTTTTTGTTATCGGAAATATCTTGGTTATTCATTCCTAGAAATCTATCAACTAAGAAATCCATACTGAAGTATTTTTTACCTTCGGAATTTAGTAGACCTGAAATTTTTATAACCTGATCCTTTCTTGCTACCATTACCTCCATATCCTTGGCTTCTCTAAACATATTTTCCTTAACGTAGTCTAGTCCGAATTCAGATTTTAGAATGTAATCGGTTTTTAGATTAGGAAAATCTAAACAGAATTGAACCCATAATGGTTTCATTAAAATATCTTGGTATATTGACCTTAATCTGTTTATAAATTTACCGAATCTAATTTCTTCTTGGTCTAATCCTTCTGCAGTAAATGTAATAGTACCTTCTGATCCTGATTCTTCCCTACCGAATCTAGTAGCAGGTATTTTAGAATCCATCCTTAATTTATTTGCAAAATATTTTAATACCGTAGTATCGGAGAATGCGGTAGCATCACCTGCTCCAGCTAAAGGCTGAATATCTGGTGTTCCGTTAGGAGATGAAGGCATTAAATAATTCTTAAAGAATTGTATTTTGGGTTTTCCGTCTACTGATAATTCTCCACTATCAGTATTTAATCTAATATCTTCTTTATAGATTGACATTAACTCTCCAAGAGTCTGTTTAGCTTTTTGCGGAGATTTAGTTCCAATTGGAACTGTCATTGCCATACGATAAGAAGAATTCATTACGTTCCAGATGATTCTGGTGTGTTCCATAATTCTAAGTAAGTTGAATGATCTAATTAATCTTTCAGTATAACTTACTCTACCTGCTGTACCTCCACCTTTAGCATAACTTATATAAATTATCTGCGAATCATAAAGCTTTCTAGTCAAAGATGGGTTATCTGGATATTGAATCCATATGTCTATAAATGATCCGTCAGGCTGTGCTTCTACTGTTGGTACAAGAGAAGCAGGATCTAATTCCTTAAAACCTACTATATTTTTACCTTTCTTATCAAATACTATTTCAAAAGATAATATACCATCGGATAAGAATTTTCTGAATAAGTGCCAAGCTAATATGTCTTGGTTAAATCCAAATAGATTATAGATCTCTTTGTATCTTTTTTGTACTTTATCGTATGTCTCTTCATCAACATCATCGTGCTGCATAAATGAGAAGTAAGCCCAAAAGTTTCTTTCGTCATACACTATAGCTTCATCACAAATAGTATCTAAAATAAATTCAATCTCTGGATTCTGTGAAAAACCTTGTAAGTAATGCTTTTTATTTTTATAATCTTTATCAAAATAAGCTATATACTGCTTAGTTGTTGTATCTGCTCTTCTTAAACCGAATAAGAAAGCCTCATCTTTAATACCTCCTTTTTGTAGGAATTGTGCTTCGCTTACACCTACTGCTTGTGAATTTTTAATCACTAGATCCTCATAAGACATACCAAAACTGCCAACTTTTTTAACGCTATCTATAATAGCACTAAAGAATGTTTTTTTATCATCTGTAAATCCAGCCATTAGATCTGTAAATTTTTCTTATATATCTCATTTAACTGGGTCCCTTCAATTGACCTAGTATCCAGATATACTATTCTAGTCCAATCTTCGTAAGGAATTTCCACAACATCACGAACTTTTTTTAAATCCCATGCTCTATAAGCATGTTTATAGTTTATTCCTTTAAGAATAGTGTCAAGTGTTTCGTAATCTGTTTTTAACAGAACCTGTGATTTAATTTCCCCCCTGCCGATTTTTTCTTGGTTCTTTTCTATGATTTCTTGATAAACACTTTGTATTCTTGTAAAAAAAGGAATTCTAAATTGAGGAGACAGCAATATTAAATCTATACCATAAAATATTGTCTTATCTTCGTAGCTTTTAAAGCCAGTAAAGAATACTATGGGTCTTTTATTAATATATTTTTTAGATTTTTCTAATTGGTCGTTATATTCTAATGAATAAACTTTACCTGACAAAAAACTCGAAGGGTTAAATTGGCTCTTACTATTTACAAATGTTTTAAACCAGTGCATAAAAGAATCCTCGGCTAATGACGAAAGACCAGATACTGATAATTTATAATCTTCAAATTGTGTTTTAAAAGGTTTCATCGCATTATAAAGGTTTCGTTTATAGCTCCAAACTTATAACCTCTAGATTCTGCAAATCTTGTTGCTGCTTCAAACTTACATCTGTTTGTGATCCAAGTTTTGAGTCTTTCATTATAGCTTCTTATTTTCTTTTCCGTAAGATTACCTGTAGGCTCTTTTGGCCTCATATGTAAAGCATACTGATCTTCTGGCTTTATTTCAATTAACCAATTTTCTACCGAGTTATTTTTTAATACCTGGATATAATAATCAACAAAGTATTTATGTTCTTTTTTATCAATTGGACTCCAATAAGGAATACCTGTAGGTTCTGAGCTCCATTTAGTTATATTGGGATTAATATCACAATACTGACAAAATCTTTGTTCCCAAGAGCTTCTATAAATTATATTATGAATATCACCAATATACTTTTCTGGATTAGTAGGGTAGTATTTACCAGACTTCCATTTACCATTCGGCTTTAGTTTTTTGATGTCCATTCACAATTATATATTATAATTGGAATTTTCTTCTCTTACGATTCTTGAAAATGGTATAGTTTTAGGAGCTTTAGGTGGATATATTTTTTTCCATCCTTTCTTCATTCCATTATGTGCTATTTGCGAAATGAAAGCAAAAGGATTATCAGATTTTGCTGGATCGTATCTGTTCCAGTATTTTATTAAATCCTCTAATCCGAATGAGATACAATCTTCGCGATCTTCGTGATCTCTGTATGAATGGGTCTTAGACATTCCGTTTACTATTAAAGTAAACATTTGCACAGTTTCGGATGTGAGTTTTCCTACTTCTTTGCTTTCTTGTAAAGCTCTTTTAAGCTCTTTGTTTTTTACATATATCATTGTGCTTCGGGGCTGTTATTTTGGAGTTTCTCTATTTGATCTTCTAAATTTAATCTTAATTTTTCCAAATTTATCCTCGAATTTCTAATTGTTTCTATACCTATCTTACCGTGTTCTTCGCTAGAAGTTTCCAATTCCTTTATCTTTGCTAGACAATCTTTCAAATCATCTAAAACAAAATTGAGTCTGTTGCCAATACCCTCTTCGGATTTTTGGCCAACAGACTCAATTATTTTCTTCGTAATTACTTTTTTTTTGATGCTCTCCCTGGTGTAGTAGCAAATGCTGCTACAGAATCTGCTTCTGCAAATCTTTTACCATTCTTATTGGAATTTCCGTGAGCATCTGCTAAATTAGCTCTCTCTTCTTTTTCAATAAACTTTTTAGGTACTTCTTTTGATCCTGCAGGAGCTTTTTCAATGTGCGAATTTTTTTGACTCTCTTTAATTGCAAGATTCATATTCTTAAGATCTTGAATAAATTTAGCTGATCCTTTAACAGATCCACTTGGTGCTTTAGCTAAATCTAAATTTTCTAATCCATCAATAAAGTTTTGTCCTTTACCAGCAGATCCTTTAGGAAGTTTTGCTAAATTACTAGCTCCAGATTTTACACTGTTTCCTGTTTCAGATGTTCTTTTACCAGACTTAGGTGTTTTTCCAAAATTAGCATTTGAATCATTATCTATAAATTTAGGAGATGATCCTGTTTTTTTATTAGGAGCAGCAGCCATGTGTTTTTTAGATAAATTCATAACCGATTTATCTTTATAACTACCTCCTTTATTTCCTGGTGCAGATGCTAAATTTTGATTAGATTCATTAGCTAAATCGTCAGTGTATTCAATATCTAAATCAGGAGTTTTAATGTCGTAGTTGTTAACTTCATCAGTAAGATCTTCTACATCAGAGAAGAAATATTCTCCTGTTTTACCCTCTTGGAATAATATAGTGTAAGTCTTAGAGCTTCCGTCTACTCCAATCACTCTGCCTTTAACGCCGTTTCTTTTTACTCTAACCTCAGTATCAATTGGATATCCAAGATCTTCATTCATATTTGAAGAAACGTCTTTAGCTTTATTTTCAAATCTTTCAATTTCTACATTGATTTGATTCCATCTGTCTTTTAAAGATTCGATTTCGTTTTCGATACCTTCTTCTAAAGATATTAGTTCATCAGAATTAGCAATAAGAGGATTTTGTTCCTTAACAACATCTAATTTTCTTAATTCGCTTTCTAAGATATCAATATTCTTAACGATTTCTGTTTTGTCATTTTTCATAACGCTTAAGAAAGCTACTTCGCCATCTAAGAATTCTGTTAAAGATTCAGAGATATCATATTTAATAAAGTCTTTAACGATATTAATAGCTTGAGTAGCATTAGCTTCGTAGATTTTATTTAATTTCATTGCTGGATTAACTGTTTGAACGTAGATAGTTGCGCCAATTTTAAATATATTAGCTTCTACACCTTCATAAACTTTAGATTTAATTTTTTTACCAAAATCCAAATCAATAATCTCATCAGCAACTTTAGCAATAAAAATTGCTTTATTGATCTTGTAGTTTGAATTTTCCAATAAGTTATTAGTTGAAACACTTACTGCAAGCGGTAAATCTTCTTCCTTAATTTCTTTACCATCAAAGAAGATAGTTTTTGATTCATTTGCAAAAGAGATCTCGATTTTATTATTTCCAAGTGTTAATAATATTCTGTTATTCTCAACTCTAACGTCTCTATCAGCTAAGATTGAAGCTTTGTCTTGTAGCTCAGCAGGAACTTCTTCCATTTCGCATTCAAAAATAGTTCCTTCAGATTCTTGAAGTTTTAAGAATTTACCAGAAGAGTAAAATACCACTTCATTTTCGTTAACATATACTGGAGAATAGATATTACTGATCTCGCAAATATTATTGTCAAATCCAACATTAAATTTGCTAGTGCCTTGATTTTCGTAAATTGAAAGGAAACTAACTAAATTTCTAACCATCGGGTTAAATCCAAATCTTTTTAATCCGTGAACTAAAGTATCTGAGCTTCTTTTTTCTGAGGATAACCAATTTTTCATTTGGTCTGTAGCATCTGAAAAAAGTTCTTTTCCTGAATTATTCTTAATAGTCTCGTAAGTTTTTAAAACCTCAACTTCTCTTCTGTTACTTTCAAAAGTATTTGTTAAGTTTTCTAAAACTGGTTTAACTGAATTTTCCCAAGAAAAAGAGCTAAGATCGTTTAACAATTCTTCAATAATAAAGGATTCAGAAATACCTTTTTCTATTAGTAAGTAATTGTATTTTTCTAAAAGAATTTTACCTGCTGGTAATTCATTTAAGCTTGAGTTTCTTAATGCTGAAACAGTATTTAAAACACCAAAGCTGAAAGAAGTTCTTTTAGAAGCTTTAGTTGACATATCTGGAAATGCAGATTCGTTTAAGTGCTGAGCAGTTGAGCCATTAAGAAATGAAGAAGCAACAGGAGCTTGAGAAGCACCTAATCCTGCCCATTCTCTTAAAGAATCAGCTGCTTGCTTAGATGTTTCCATGTTTAATCTGTTGATCTCTGGATTAATATTTTTTTCCATTTTTAATTCGCTTTTTTAGTATATATCTATTCTTTTCTAGATTCCTCTTTGTTATTATTTAATGATCTTTATAATAATAAGTTTCAATCTCGTTTATTTAATTTCCCCCAATAATAACCTCAACATTTACTCTAACTGAATGTGGATTATATAATAACATACCTCCTTCATCAAAGTAAGGGGATTCAATATCACTTCCGTTTGGATCTAAATCCCAACCTCTTCCTAAAAAATATGGGGAAAGATCTGACGGATTCCCCGTTAATAATGTTATATCTGACATTGGTAAATATGATCCATTATAAATTATATTAATAAATCTATTATATACTGGAAGTGTTGATGGGTAACTTGCTTTTATCATTATAAAAGATACCTCTCCTAATCCTTCAGAATTAAGAATAAGACTTGAATTACTGTATATGCACCCATTAAAAGATGTGTAATTATTCAAAATTATATTAGTATCACAAAGACTTATTTCTCTAAGAACCGTAGTGCCTTTTATTACACTCAAGTTACATCTTTGAAATATTGCTCCTTCAAACTGTATTGTATCACATACTATAGGTGGTGTAGCCATTAATTAAAAACAAATATTTCTAGTTCAGTATTATATGTGTTGCTAGGATTACTGAACATAATTCCTCCGAACGATAAATCGGGCGATGCTATTGGTGGATATGTGTGTGGGCTAAATACCGGACTTGGTGGAGTGTTTGAATAATATCCTAAATCCCACCCTTGCCATGGTATTTCTGCTTGTGTTCTGCCTGTTAATATCATTAAATTATGCATTGGGTAGGTGTTTCCTTTATATTCCCAGTATACAAGTCTATCCTCTTCTCGATGATTTTTTTGGTACGTAGCTTTTACCACTATCATTTGAACCTCTCCTTGTGCTTGTCCAATTTCACTTGCTGTTAGTATATAGGTACTTAAAGCATTTAAAGTTATGTTCTTTTTTAATGAACCACCGCAACCACCTAATTCAGAACTCCCTAATGATTCAAGTTTAAAATCACATAAAGATATAGTAGATAGAACGTTTGCACCTTCTTTAATATCTAAATTACACGATTGAAAACTAATCCTCCTATAGACTGCGGGATTACAATCTAGATATTTAATATGAACAGGATTTGTTGTATAAACAGGTTTTATCATCTTAATTTAAAAGGTCCGACTCTGGATTATTTCTAAATCTCTCTCTAATTTTTTTTTGTTCTTCAAAAGAAAGATTAATATCTTTGTATTTATCCGTATCATCTATTTTATTCTCTATATCTTTCACATTTTCTTCTATTGGAATAATAGATACTGGTTCTATAATAATTTTAGGCTCTTCAATTACAGTTTCTTGAGGTATAAATATAATACCTTCCGAATCATTTTTTGTCTCACTGTAATCTATAACATATTCTTTTTTGTGATGTATTCCGCTATTTTCTTCTTGCAGTTTTTGTACTTTTTTCTTGAATAAATTATCCCAGAACTTTTTTAATTTATTCTCTTTTGTTTCTTTTACTATTGCTTCTTGGTTTTTTTGGATTTTTTTCTTAAATAGATTACTCCAAAACTTTTTCAATTTATTCTCTTTCATTTCTTTGTTTTTTTTTATTTCTATTTTGTTTTCTTTATCTTTGGTTATCTCAAAAGCAAAGTTTGCTGCAATAACTAAAGCAATTGCTAAAGGATCAAAAACTAACATTAGTACAATGATATACCAATTCACAACTTGATCTAACGTTTTACCAGTGAGCTCTGCAATATATTTTAAAGGACCTACTTCTTTTGCTAGATCTGAGTTTGATGAAACTCCTAATTTATTCCTTTCAATACCTCCTATTTTATTATTTTTTGATGATATTGAATCATTCATTACAGATATTTCTGAATCCATTCTTTTTATTTCAGAATCAACATCATTAATTTGTTTTCTAATAGCTGTTGTAGATTTTGATTTTTCTATAAGGACATCTTGTGTTGTTTGTAGACCTGTTCTTATTGTAGTAAGCTGCGTTAATCTGCTATTCTTCTGTGAAATCTGTGATTCGTAATTCTTAATCTCTGTTTGAACGACCGCGATATCCTTATCTAATATTTCAATGTTTTTATCCTGATTCTGGACTTTAAATGCAGTTTCTTGATAAGCAGATGAAAGGAAGCCGTAAATTCCAGCAGACGTGATTAAAATCAATATTAAGGTGGCTACAGAGAGATAAGTTTTAAGGAATCCATTAAGTTGTTTCCAGTATTGATAAAGTAATGATGCAGTTACTAATTTTGCAAGTTCTAAGCTTCCCGCTAGAACCATAACTTGTGTGGATGCACCCGCAAACATTTTTCCTAAACCCGATACAGAATAAAAAGCAGCAGATCCAGAAACTGACAGTGCTGAAAGTGTTATTATCCACGGTAACAATTTTTTCTTCATGACATATATATCCACAAAAAAAAGACTAGAAATATTTCTAGTCT